TATCACCACATGGGGCGGGTCAAGGGCAGTGGCACCGACTGCCTGATGCTGCTCGCCGAGGTTTTTGAGACCGCCGGTGTGGTTCCGCATGTCGATGTGCCGTTCTACCCGCCCGATTGGCATCTGCATCATGATGCCGAGCGATATCTCGATGGCGTCACGCGCTACGCTCGAGAGGTTGCTGGACCGCCCGAGGCGGGCGATGTGGCGGTTTTCAGGTTCGGTCGCTGCTTCGCGCATGGTGCGATCGTCGTCTCCTGGCCGCGGCTGATCCATGCATGGTGGGATGCGGGGGTGGTCTATGGGGATGCGGACCAGCCGCCATTGATTGGCCGCCCCGTGCGGTTTTTTGACCCGTATCTGATTTCTGATCGTTAGTTACCGGTCATGGGCGGCATCATCGGCGGCGTGTCGAACGCCAAGCAGCAAAAAGCTATCGGCTCGCTGCAATTCCAAACTTCGCAGCATGGCGGGGTGATCCCGCTCGTCTACGGCACGACCCGGGTTTCGCCAAATCTGGTCGAATACGATGACTTCAAGGCTACGCCGTCTTCGCGCCAAGGCGGGGCCGGCAAGGGCGGAGGAGGAGGAAAAGGCGGCGGTCAGCAGTACAAGTACAGCGCCTCGGTCATTATGGGGTTGTGCCAAGGGCCGATTGCTGGGGTCGGCACCGTTTGGTGGGACAAGAATGTCGGTTTGCTGGCTTCGCTCCCGGCGGCGCTCTATATCGGAAGCGACGGCCAAGCGCCGGATGCGTACTGGCAAACGAACCACGCCGAAAACGCCCTCGGCTATTCCGGAACGGCGACTGTTGTGGCCAACAACTACGCAATGGGTGACACGGCGACCCTTCCCAATTTCTCGTTCGAGGTGAGAGGGGCACTTTCGCTCAGCGGCATCAATGGGCTCGACGCCAATCCAGCTGATATCGTCACTGACTTTTTGACCAATCCGCGCTACGGCGCCGGCTTTCCAGCCATGAATCTGGGCGGTCTGACCCTCTACGCGACATATTGCCAATCTCTCGGGATTATGCTGTCGCCGATGCTCGACACTCAGCAGGAAGCGCAACACCACCTCTCGGATATCGTCAAGATCACCAACAGCGCCATCGTCTGGTCGGGCGGTCTATTGAAGATCGTTCCCTATGGCGATCAGCAGGTCACGGGTAACGGCACCACTTACGAACCCAATATCACGCCGCTCTACAGCCTCGGCGAGGACGATTTCATCGTCCAGGAATCGAGTGTTGGGACGAGTTCCGGGGTGGTGCCGGGCGGGCCGGCGCTGCGGTCTGCTGCGGGCCCGATCACCGGCGGCTTTGGCGATGATCCGGTCCGCATAGCGCGGTTGACCCCGGCCGACGCTACTAATTCGATCCAACTCGAATGTCTGGACCGGTCGAATAGCTACAACACCGCGGTGGTAGAGGCGTTCGACCAGGCGGCAATCGAGCTTTATGGCGTGCGCCGTGACAGTTCGCTGAAGGCACGGGCGATCGTCGACCCCGTCAATGTCGCGCCGATTGTAGCCCAGCTCATGCTGCAGCGTGCGTTGCTGTTTCGCAATACCTATACCTTCAGCCTCGGCTGGAAGTATTGCTTGCTCGAGCCAATGGACCTTGTCCAGATCACCGACGCTGGGCTCGGCGTTTCGGCGCTTACCGTCCGTATAACGGCAGTAGAGGAGAACGCGGAAGGCACGCTCTCGATTACCGCTGAGGATTTCTTCGGCGGCTACTCCACAACGACCCTCTATCCGAAACAATCGGGTGCCGGTTACATCCCGAATTGGAGCTCGCCTCCAGGAGAGATCAACCCGCCGGTCATTTTCGAGCCTCCAGCCACTTTGCTGTCCGGCGGTCTTGAAATCTGGGTGGCGCTGTCCGGTGGCGCGAATTGGGGTGGGGCGCAAGTCTGGATCTCCGGAGATGGCAATTCCTATGCCATGGCTGGAACAGTCACGTCGCCAGCAACCCAGGGGACGCTGATGACCGATCTGCCGTCCCATTCCTCGCCCGACACTATCGATCTACTTTCCGTCGATCTTGCCGAAAGCCAGGGACAGCTTGGGTCCGTTTCCGCCACGGATGCTGCCAATCTAGTCACCCTTTGCTATGTCGGCGGTGAGCTTCTCGCCTACCAAACCGCGACTCTTATCGGCTTTCATAAATATCAGCTGACAACACTCTATCGCGGCGCATATGGCAGCGCGATCATCGACCATGCAGCTGGGGCGCAGTTCGCCCGGCTCGATGGATCTATCGGTCGATTTCCCTATCCAAGCCGCCTGATCGGCCAGACGATCTATTTGAAGTTCGCATCCATGAACATTGTCGGAGGCGCGCTGCAAAGCTTGGCCTCCGTACCGGCAGTCAGCTACATGATTCGCGGCACGGGGCAGATCTCCTCGACCTTAGTTAATGGGTCCTATACCGGAAAGCCCACTTCAAATCTCGTATTGCAAGGCTATGTGTTCGCCGCGCCAGCGACCTTCCCGGCGGGACTTTCTGGGAGCCGGGGCACTGCAGCTACCGCGGCAAGTTCATCGACAATATTCAACATCCAGAAGAACGGCGTCAATGTCGGAACCATGACATTTGCCGCAGCAGCCACCACTGCCACCTTCACCATGAGCTCGGCGACGGTCTTCAGCGCCGGCGAGATGCTTGCGGTGGTCGCGCCGGCGATCCCGGATGCGACGCTGGCGAATCTCGCATGGGCATTTATGGGGTTTGCACAATGAAACTTGAATCCTGGCATAGCACCGAAGATAAGCGGCGCTGGAAAATTGTTCGTACAGATGACTATACCGACGTTCCGGGTGAGATCATCACGGCCGACGAAGTGACCGGCGAATGCTGCGTGCAGGTTGGCGGCGAGACCAAGACACTGAGCTTCGGCCCCCGTGGAATCAGGATAGTCGGGCGGAGAAGATGAGCGGCATGCCGTATCCGGTGGAGACCCAGCTCGCGCTGATCCGGCGCGATATCGAGGAGATCCACCACGCCCTCCACGGCGACGGCAAGGGCCGCAAGGGACTCGTCGATCAAGTCGAGGAGCTCGTTACGGTTGCCGACCGTGGGCGCTTTAGCCTGCGCGTCGCTCTTTGGCTCGGCGGGGGGATCGTCGCTGCAGCAACCGCCTTAGCACAGTTCAAACAAGCTATTCTGGGACTCTTCCATCAATGACCGCTTTGCCTGCCAGCGACGGCTCGCCGTCGTTCTTGAACGTGGCGCCCGCACCTTATTTTCCGCCTATTACATCGGATGTTGTGATCGATCTCAGTCATTGGCAGGCACCAGTCGATTTCGCGGGCGCCAAATCGGCTGGTATTGCTGCGGTGATCCTCAAGGCGACGCAGGGCTCGTCCTGGATTGATGCCACGTTCGCGAAACGGTTTGCCGCCGCTAACCGGGCTGGATTGCTGGTCGGCGCCTACCACTTTCTCGATGATTCTCCGCCGGAACTTCAAGTCAGGAACTTTCTATCGGTCGCGGAAGGCTGCCGCGTACTCGCACTCGATGCCGAAGCGAATGGAATCGGCAACAGCGTGACCGTCACGCAGACCGCCGAAGCTGCAGCACGATTGCATATGGCGACGGGACGAGCGCCGCTCGTCTATATCAACCGGTACGGACCCGACGAGCGCGGAACAGGCTTTCCGAACGGGGTCGTGTCGAGATGTCCGCTGTGGTTACCCGCGTATAACGCTCGGCCGGTCTGTCCGCCAGGTTGGTCAAGATGGACACTGTGGCAGCACACCGACGGGAGCGTCGGTCCCGATGCCGTGCCGGTCCCAGGGATCGGCCGCTGCGATCGCAGCCGGTTCGCCGGCACGGTCGCCGAGCTCGCCGCCTGGTGGACTACCGCCCATATCTGACGGACCCAGAATCGCGAAGCTCTTCCGCCTTGATCGCGCGCCGAGCACTCGTCATGGTAGCCGGGGTGGGGAGATGCGAACGGTATCGAAGCGGGGCATAAGCTTCACAGGGCTCGCGATGGTTTTGGTCGTTGCCAGTTGCAGCGGCACGCGCGCGACCACGTGCCAATGCCCCAAACCAATCGCTTATGATGA